CGCCTGTGCCACCGTTGGCTACGGCAAGTGTGCCGCTGACATGTGTTGTCAGCCCTACTTTCCCCCAAGCCGGAGCCGTGCCAACTCCACCAGAAATCAACACATTGCCTGTAACAACGTCCGGCAATTTTGCTAGTGACGTTGTGGTGTCAGCGTAAATTAGATCACCAACTGCATACGATGACAGCCCTGTTCCGCCATATGAGGCTGCAATAACAGTCGCATTCCATGTCCCAGCGGTCAGCGTTCCAACTTGCGTAATTCCGGTATACGCACCAGATAGTCTTGAACTGTTTAACGTACCGGATGTGATATTTGCAGCATTAGTAGTGTCAGTCGTGGCAGATGCTGCCAATCCAGTGACAGATCCTGCTGCAATAGAAATAGCTGTATTCGTTGCGCTTGTAATCTGTCCTTGATCATTAACTGCAATAACCGGTACCGTCGCGGCGCCGCCATACGTGGCCGCTGTGACGCCAGTATTGGTAATGCTAAACGTTGTATTGGTGAGCGTCAGCCCAGTGCCAGCGCTATACACTTGCGCAGACGACACCTGCGCAAACGTAATAGCTGTCGTACCAAAGACGATAGCCCCCGCGTTATTACATACGTAGGTTTCACCCGCGCCCGTGTTTCCGGAGGTCACATAAAACGCATCACCACCGCCAATTTTGTTGGGGTCCTTAACTCCGTATTGGTCAGCATCGGTAGCTCGCGTCAGTACCCAAGCAACACTACCACTACCTACAGTAGTAACCGTGTAGACACCGTTCTCATACGCATTAGTCTGGTTGTAAACCAGAATTCGATCTCCAGGTGCTGCGGTAGGGCCATCCGGTGCAAACGCCGCTAACGTCCCATTGTTAGTCAGAGTTGCGCCAACCCCGCTGGTGGGACCGCCAGGCTGGTTATAAATAGCGTTTAAGTTGCCCGTTGTGTTTGGGACTTCATACTTCACCGGCGTGTGATACGAAATTCCTTGAGCGGCAATCCCATCTACATACGATTTATTAACCAAATCATTGCTGTTTGCCGGAGCCGTAGACACGGTACCAGCAGTAATATTGGCCGTTGAGATGTTGGCAACACTTGTGCCAAGAGTCCCGATGTCCAGCACCGTAACCGCAGAACCCGCAACATCTAAGTACACAGAGCGTTCAGCAGGGTACGTACAAAACACATCTTTTGGCCCCGCCCCAAACGGCACCTTGGCGTTTGAATTGCTGGATTCCAGAATCGTGTCTCTAGACAGCGTCGGTCCTGTGCTGGAATACGTGCCGATCCCAACTTCCCAATCACCAGTCGATGAATCTTGGGCAGCGTAATACGTTTGATTCCCGTCACCAATGACACTAAACGATTGATAGCCAGTAACCGCTGAACCCAGGGCAAAGTCAGACGTGCCAGTTGTAGTTGAAACGACTCGTACTCGGTCTTTGACAACAAGCGCCATGTTCAGACTCTCAAGGTTGAATGTTTATATTGATCCACACTGTACCTTGTGTGTTATCAATTGTCGTCCATGCGGTAGACGTTGTCGGTATGTCCGTCCACCCGGGAGATTGGCTTGCATTGACAGCAGACCAAGTGATGTTTTGCGTGTTGTTAATAGTACCCCAAGATGGCGTCTGGTCGTCATCAATCGGCTCCCACAAGAACCGACTAAACATGGTGTCCGTAATTGCCAAACCTTCGGCAATGATCGACACAAAAATGGCCGAGGCTGAACTTACCTCAGACGCTCTAGATGACTCAATAACCGGCGCATTAAAGATCGACGGTGCCACCACTACCAAATCAGATGTCGCAACCGTATCCGCAAACGCTGCGTAAAATGTTGCTGCCGCATCTACAGCGGATGACCCGTCTACTTCTTCATCGATAAAGACAAAGTATGTGCCGGTCGCTGTAATTACGTCTAATGTGGTTAGCGACTCTACAACTGTCACTACAAAATCTACGTTGCCAATGACAACTTCTCGACCTGCCGCGGAGTCTTGCGTTTGCGATATAAACGTTGCGCTGGCTGCAAAGGTGTTGTTGATATGCCCTTGGGCTAGCACTGACACACTGAAATCGACAAAATTTGCTACGGCATCACTGCTCGCGGCCTGCTCAGATACTGCGGTTACAAAATCAACGTTGGAACTGACTTGATCCGCGTTTTCAATCGTTTCAGCAATATTGGCTACAAACACGACACTGGTCGTCAGCGTTTCTTGAGTTGACCCGGATTCGCTAATTAATGGCGTAAATACTGCCTGTGCTGCAGTTGTGTCTACACTCGATACTGTCTCTAAAACATCGACATCAAAATCCACCAACACCGATACAAACTCTTCTGCACTGGCGTCTGCAGACACAAATACTTCAAAATCTACCGCAGCGACAGACGTATCCGAACTTGCCGCGGTTTCGTTGACAGATGTCTGAAACACGACTTGCGCAGCCCCAGCATCTAGGGCAGTCGTGCTTTCTTGAGCAATTGCAGTAAAAATAGATGCGGCCACTGACGTTGCGTCAGCGCCTTGTGAGGAGTCACTAACCGAAACAAAAAAATCAACAGCGCTGGCTAGCAAGTCATTGCCAGATGCAGACACAACAACTGATACGTTGTATGTCTCTCCAGCGCCTATTGAGGCAAATGGCGCAGCAGCAAAAGGGACGCCACCAAACACAACATACCTTAAACGGCGTCTAGGTTAAACGTATACGTTACGTTCAACGTATCGCCCGACACTACCGTGCGATCGCCTGGAGCTTGGAAATCCGCTTCCGAAAACAGAATGCCCGACGTACCAGACGCAACCGTTGTCAAAAACGCGCCGGCCACAATCCCGCCTACGCCCGTGATGCTGAACTGAGCGGGGGATGCACCGTTCGAAATGACCGACGGGTCAGCAGTGCTGGCCGTACCAAACACAACCGCTTTGCGCGAGCCAGCATAATCGGTAAATTCCGTCCAACCGCCGTGCGTTGCCAATGTGTCACCAGCAATGTAACTGGTACCACTCGACGGACCGGTAATCAAACCCAGATAAAACGCCGCGCTATAGCTAACGCCTTTGAAGTACTGGGTATTCATGTCTTGCAACCCTTGGTTTACCACCAAGTTGTGCGCCTTGGCAGACCATTTGAGATTGCCGTCTTTGTCGTAGCACTCTGCCTGAAACACGCCGCCACCACGAACCCCGCTGACAGCACCCGTTTTAGCAATCAACGCAGAAGTCACAACTTCCGTCGATTGAGCTTGTTCTTTGTTCATAATGACCTCTTAGTTTGATGAACGGATCAACGCCGAAGTTGCAGTGTTAGACGGCATCACAATGGTGAATGACTGCCCTGCGATAACCGTTTTGTCAGCGCCAAAATCCAAAATAGCAATCGACCGATTGGCTTTGCTGGAGTTGTAAATCAATGCTGCGCGTGCCGTAAACGATGCAGGCGCCGTCCATACAACATTGTCAAAGTTAACGTATGCAATGAACCCTGACGTGTTGATTGTGGCTCCGGTCATCACTTTGCCGCCGGCAACATAACCAACGCCAGTAATTTCATTAGACGCACTATATGCCGTTGTGCTGTCTGTAAGATCAGCATTGGCGTTATACAGAGCAATCTTGATCGTATCCAACAATAGATTGTGAATGCCTTCGTATAGCTCGGCTTTGAAACTGGTAGTTTGTGTTTGGATAATGGTCATTATCGCACCGGTATCCGCACTTGGCCGTCACGGTACGCATCCATGCGCTGCTTGCCATCGCCAAGTTGTTTGGCCAGAAGCGCAGAATCAGAAAACATCTTGTCGTAATTGGCAATGGTATCTGGTTCTGCCTTGATAAATCGCGCGGCCTCTACCAAAGACGCGTTTAGCAGAACCGAATCAAAGTTGTCGCCAAGCCACGACATGCCAGTTGCGTTACTCAAAGACAAGACGGGCACGCTAAACCCAACACCAGAACCGCCAACGTCAGCAGCATTCACTGTTAACACATCCCCAACCGCATAAAACACACCTGGGTTAGTAATGGTGACTCCCGTGACCGCGTTGCCGGATATGACAATACGAGCAGTCGCGCCCGAACCGCTGCCGCCATTCAACGCAACGTTATAGTACGTGCCGTTTGTATAGGCACTGCCACCGCTAATTGTGCTAAGCGTGGCAATAGCACCTTGCACTATCGATGTTGGGTAGTAGTAGTAATGCAACTCCACCCCATATGCCAAGTTTGGCGTCGGGCCAACAATGAACGATAGTTCGTTTTGATCTGAGTATGCCGGACCAAAAATAGCGTAGTGCTTAGGCAAACCAGTGGTTATAGGATTGGGATACGCTTCGCGAATAAAGTTCACATCTTTGTTCAGCAAGTATACGTATTCACCGTTGGTCTTAATAACCGCGATTGAATATACGGACAAAAAATCGCCAGGCGCGGCCAAGTACTTGTTGTTAGCCGTCAAGTTGCCCGTAACATTCTTGCGCAGCGACGGGAACTGGATGAAGTTATAGATGCGTTGCTCGGCTTGCCGCACGAACATTGCAACCGTCGCCGCAGGAAATTCGTTCTCAACGATATCCTGAATGTTTGCCTGAAGCTCACCGTAGTTCATCAAAGCCTCTTAGGCCATAGGCCCACGCGCCATCACGCCCTTAGTCGCAGCACCAGTACCTCTAATTTTTATACCGGTGCTTTTGACATTTTTCTCAGGATACCCAGAGTTGCTCAGGTCTACCTTGGGTGCAGGCTGAGGATTCATGCCCGCAGGTTTCTTTGCCTTTGCCATCTCAGCCTCCGCGGCCCGACTTTTTGTACGTAAACGACGACACCTTCTGATTGGCAACCTTGGCCAGGTTTCGCCCAAGTTGTTTCATCTGAAGATTAGTCTTGCCACCTTTGGCAAACTTGGTCATCGGCTTGCCGGGGTGCATATGCTGTTCATGCTTATGCACAGCTTTTTTGGCATCCATCATTTACTCCTAATTCGTTGTGACTGTAACTGTACCAACATACGTGGTTGCAACCAAGTAGTTTGGCGTCAAACCAGCATCGTAACTACTTGCGCCGCCAACAGGATTCCATCCCCATTGAATCTGCCGACTTCCAAGACCCGTGTAACCGGTAGAAAGATTACCTGATGTGACATACGTTGTATCACGCCTGGGGTTGCGCAAAGCTTGAGGATCATCAACCGGATACATACCCAACTGCAACTGCGGCTGATCCGGATCCCAGCACTCCTTACAAACCAAGACATTGATCTTCTTGGTCTTAACAATCAACTCGCTTAACTCACGAAGCCTAAACCTAAAGCCACAGCGATCACACATCGCAATGGCAATTTTGCCACTGGCAAACCTGTTGCCCATTTAGGCACCACTGCCGATAAACTGCCGGCGAGGAACAAACCGCACCGCAGCCTTCTCTCTATCCTCTCCAGCGGCCAAGTCAAACTGCTCCATGTACTCAGCTTTGAGTACTGGCAATCTTTCCATCATCTCGGGCGTTTTCATGGCGATCTGATATGCCAGCCCGGCAATTAGACACGGCATAAAACGGAAGTTCATGTCCGGCGTCTCCATCCCCGCGCCGGCATCTTGAATGCGACGCAGCCGCCAGTAAACGAACTGATACGTCGTCGTGTTGTCCGGCGTAAGCCACACCGTAATAGCCGGCAAATTTGGATTGATCACCGCAGTGCTAGACAGATGACTAGCCGCAGTCGTGCCATTTTGGCCGCGAACCACCCCGCCCAGAGTGTTGTCTGCATTTAACCAGCCGTAATAAATATCTTCCGCATCCAAACGAATAAACCCGGCACTTGGCAAATTTGCCACCGACGACAACTGGATCGTGGTCGTTACGTTGTTAATACCGGTTGAAAGCGTAGCGCCGGTTGGGCTAGATTGGCCAGACAATCGCTGAACCCATACTTGGATTGGACGCCCGGTTGCAAGCTTGTTGGGGATTGTCGCGTATGTAGACACACTGATACGCGTGATGTTGAGATCGGCCTGTGTGCTGGCAGTATTGCCACCCGTTCGAATGACATGATCTAAAAGATCAATCGTATCTACAGGTAGCGCATACGTATTCAAACCAGCCGTTAACGTAATCGTACCTTGCTCATACGTCCACATGTTTAAGCCGCGGTTAGCCCACTCAATCGTGAGCATGTTCATGGCCATGCGGGCTACTTTTAGATCAAAGCCAGACCGCATTTCGCGGCCAGCCTGCATCCAAGCTAGCTCAGCAATTTCCGTGAAATCCGGAAGAAACGATGTGGTGCCAGATGTGGTCACTTAAATCTCTTTAAGCTTTGGCTGTTTTGGCAGATCGTTGAAACGCTTCGGCAGTAGGAGCGCCGGGAGCGCCTGGCTTGCGCATCTTCTCGCCAGACCCCTCGGCAATACGACGACGTTTGGCGTGTATGTTGGCGTACAGCCCAACAGGACCGCCCTCATCGTAGTACTCATACGCATCGCCGTCTTTCCGGTGCTTGGTTTTGGGCATCTTCTTGGGAGAAATAATGCCCATGCCCCTACTTGCCATCATATAAATTTACCTCGCGTTTTGCCTCGCTGCGCAATGCCATCTGCACGCTTGGACGCCGATCCTACTTTGCCACCTTTTTTCAAACCCAACGCCATGGAGCTGCGAGGAGCTTGTTCATACGCCTGCCCCATCTGCTCGCGCTCGCGCTCCATCCGAGCGTCTTCCATGGCACGCTGCTCAACATCCGGCCGCGGCGTTAGACCAGGATCCATGCGAGCTTGACGCACGCGCTCCAGTCGATCTTGCAGCGTAGCTTTTTCGTTGTCCGCGGGAATCCCCATCGGCCGCGGACGACGCGGCATAGGGGGCTTCGGCATGCGGGGTTTTTTGAGCTTGAGCGAATCCATTTCAGCACTTCCCGCCATAAGCCATCTTGACCATCTTGCCTTTGGTCTTGCCTTTCTGGGCAATGCCGTCAGCGGCTCGAGTGTAGCCACCCGCAGAATAGGCTTTGCCGCCCTTCTTCATACCTTTGGCTTCAGCCATCTCATGCTGGATCATAGCCTTGGGGGCGCCCTTCTTTTTCATAAAGGCAAGCTCTTTACCCATCATAGCTTTGGATTCTTTCATGTCACCACCTTCTTCAAATTTACGGCCCTTGTCGGCCTGCATGAACTCGCGTCCAACAGACGCAGGAACACCCACGCGCTTGGCGAAGGCGGGATTGTGAGCCACCGCAGCCATAAAGTTGTGCTGCTTAGATGATTTGCTTGGCACGGTGGGCTTCCATAAAGCGATCTAATTTCACTTCAAGACGATCCAATCTGTCCAAAACCCGGTTAATGTCCGCATGAACCTCAACCTTAGTTACATACTCTTTGGCTATTTCTTCGCGGGTGCGATTGAGAAGAATCTGAATGCGAGTAAGTTCAGCAGACTTCTCTCGTAACAAATAACCCAAAAGACCGACGCCGCCCGTAAGAATGGCGTTCCAAACCCAATGTTCCATTTCAACAATTCCATGCTCGCAAAGATTTGTTGATACGACTGTTTGGATCTTTGGCCGTTTTAGCAGAAGTTAGCTTCTTTTTCATGCCTTTCATCCGGGCACAAAAAGAATCGCGTCTTGAACCACCTTCAGGCTGCGGAGGCTTCAACCCTGGTTTCCCAGGGTTAGCCTTGTTGTAAGACGCCCTGCCCTTGGCATTGAGCCCGCCTTCAGGATTTTTCCCCTCTTTGCGCTGCCAAGCAGGTGTCTTAGCCATGATCTACCCGCAGATGATGGTGCAGTAGGTTACGTTTGTCAGCGTGACAACGCAGAAGTCGTCTTTACCACTAAGGGTAGTAATGATCCCCTCTGCCGCCATGTACAAGCTGTTGACTGACGTAGCCGATGCCGGAGTATTGACCTGCAGTTTCAGGTTACGAGTAAGCCCATTGGTGTTGAACTTGACTGATCCAGCACTGCCGGTACCCACGTAGTACAGACCTTTGATGCGGGTTCTTGGCAAAGCCAAACTGCCCGTCGTTCCGATCTTGACGTTACCCGCCGAAGCTCCGCTTGCCGTGATTGAATCAACCCGTGCGTAGAAGTTGTTGGAGGTTACCGTCGTGGCATTGGGTCCAGTCAAAGTTTCACTCACAACGGTGTTGGTCAAATCACCAACCTTGATGCCCGTGATCGTGAACGTAATGCCGGAGTCATCACCTGCCGACGTGATGATGACCTTATACCCATAGCCGTTAGGACCAACGGTACTTTCGAGCAAAGGCACAACCCCAGCACCTGCGATCGAAGCATTCGCCCGGTAGTACGCATCGTCTGTGGCGGGGGTTACCGCCCAGAC